AGACGCTGGAAGTTTAACTGGTACTACATTTACATCTGTATCAAGACTTACTAATTTTACTTCAAATACTCTTTATGTAGATAAAGATGATATCCAAGATGTGGTAACTTCTATTACTATTGTTCCTTTATATGATGACCCTGAACCAGACATAGTATTAACACCACTTGTAACTGATGGAGGTCTTGGTGGTGCCAATGGTCAAGTTACAATATCAGGTAGATATTCAAATACATTTAAAGATAAGTTTTATTATGTATCTAAAAACAGTTCAGATAAATTAGAAGAATTACAAGTTGCAATAGGTTATAACAATTTACCTGTTGACCATACATTGATAAGATTAGAACAAGACGAAACAAGTTCATACACTAGACAATATCGAGTGTCATGGCGTTTAACAGCAGCGGCTGGTAGTATTAATGTTGCTGGTTCTCAAGTAGTAACACAAATAGTAACGCCAGATAACTATGATGTAATCAAAACTTTAATAGGAGAATATTATGCCAGCAGTAACTAGAATTGGTGATGCAGATGTAGCTCATTGTAGTGGTATGGTACGAGCCGCAGGTTCAGGTAATGTATTTGCAAATGGAATTCCTGTTAGTAGACAAGGTGATGTAAATACAACTCATCTATTACCAGGCGATCCATGTCCGCCACACAATGCACCTATTGCTTCTGGTTCATCAACAGTAAAAGTAAATACTAAAGGTTGTGGTCGAGTAGGTGATGCACTATCAGGTTGCACTTCAGTAGCCGCAGGTTCACCTAATGTTTTCGTTAATGATGCAGAAGCAGTTTTGTTATTAGAACAAGTTGCAGATTCAGTTGATGCAGTAAAGACTGCATATGATGTACCAACATTAACTATTAGTTCAACTCATGCAACTGGTATTCTTAAGGGTAGAACATTTGATGGTAATCTAGGAATTGATGTTGATACAAACGAAGGTTTAGAATATGGTGATGGTGGCCTTGGTGGTAGGTCACCAGTAACTCAACAAACTGGTAGTATAGATACACCACCTGCAAATGTAAAGTTTGATGGTAACTTATTTCCTGAAGCAAAAGATAGTGTCTATTTAAATTTTCTTTCACATACAGATTCGAGAATAGACCCTAGATTAAAAACTATATTAGAAGAAGTATCTAAAGAATGGGGTAGTCCTTTAACAATTACAAGTGTATTTAGAGCACCAGAATATAATGCAACTGTTGGTGGTGCAAAGAAAAGCACTCATACAGAAGGTATTGCAACAGATATTAGATTTAGTAATTCTAGTGTAGAAGATAGAGCAAGATTCTTACAAATATTAAAAGATAAAGGTATCAAGGGTGTTGGGTGTTATTTTCCATCAAAAGATGGTGGAGAGTTCTTTCATGTAGATATTGGTGGTGAAAGACATTGGGGCCCTAATGGTTCTAGAACATCTCAATATGGTTGGGCATTAGATGTACTTGCATGAGTGTTTTCGTTATAAATAGAATACACAGGAGAAATAAATGAGTGTTAATCCATCTGCATTTTATGACGCATCTGCTACGAATGATTCTGGTAGAAGTTCAAGAACATATAAAGATATCAATTTAAGTTTTGCAAAACATCCAGTAACAAAAGATATTGCAACTTTAACTGATGTTGAAGCTGTTAAGAGAAGTGTCAGAAACTTAATTAACACTAACTTTTATGAGAAACCTTTTCACCCAGAAATAGGTTCAGATGTTCGTAGAGTATTATTTGAACCAGTTTCTGAACCTACAGCAAATCTTCTAGGTCGATATGTCGAAGATGTTATAAAAAACTTTGAACCTAGAGTAGAATTATCAAATGTTATTTGTATAGGAAACATTGACAGCAACGCATATGAAGTTGTTATAGAATTTTATTTACAGAATGTATCATCAGACTTACAGACAACAAGTATATTTTTAGAGAGATTAAGATAATATGGCAACTCCAAAAAAACTTCAAGTTACAGAATTAGATTTTGACGATATCAAATCAAACTTAAAAACATTTATGAAAAATCAGACAGAGTTTTCTGATTACGATTTTGAGGGTTCAGGTCTTTCTGTTCTCATAGATTTACTTGCATACAATACACACTATCTTGGTATGAACGCAAACATGGCTTTGAATGAAGCATATCTTGATACTGCAACAGTTCGTTCATCAGTTGTATCTCATGCAAAGACTTTAGGTTACACACCTCGTTCTGCAAGAGCACCAGTTGCTTATCTTGACATTACAGTAAACAATAATGCAATTACATCAGTCACTATGGCAAAAGGAACATCATTCACAACACAGATAGATGATGTTAATTATAATTTTGTTGTAAACGAAGCAATCACTACTACAACTGCAAATGGTATTTTAAGATTTTCAGCTGTTCCAGTTTATGAAGGAACACTTTCAACAGTAAAGTATACAGTTGATAAAACTAATTTAGAAAAAAGATATTTACTTACAGATAATCGTGCAGACACAACAACATTAAAAGTTTCTGTTCAAAATTCTGTATCTGATTTAACAACCACAACATTTACACTTGCAACAGATATTACTCAAGTTACTGATACATCAAATGTTTATTTCTTACAAGAAGTAGAAGATGGTAAGTTTGAAGTTTACTTTGGTGATAATGTTGTTGGTAAAGATGTATCAGATGGTAACATTGTTACTTTAGAATACATTGTAACAAACAAAGGTAAAGCAAATAGTGCATCATCATTTTCTGGAACATCAGTTGGTGGTGAAACTAATTTAACAATTGCAACAGTTTCAAGTGCATCTGGTGGTGCAGAACCAGAATCTATTTCTTCAATAAAATATAATGCACCATTAGATTTTGCATCACAAGGTCGTGCAGTAACTTCAGACGATTACAAAGTTATTGTACCACAAGTTTTTGCAGATACAAATTCAGTTCAAGTTTGGGGTGGTGAAGATAACAACCCACCAAGATTTGGTCAAGTATATATTTCAATTAAAACAACTTCAGGAAATAATTTAACACAAGCTCAAAAACTTGTAATAGAACGAGCTCTTGACAAATATAATATTGCATCCGTTCGACCAACAATTGTAGATCATGAAACTATAAAATTATTATTGACTGTTAATTTTAAATATAGTTCAAATGCAACAACAAAAACTGCAAGTGATTTACAAACAAATGTTTTAACAACAATTACAAATTACAATACATCTGATTTAGCAAAGTTCGATAAGATTTTTAGATTCTCAAAACTTTCTAGATTAATTGATGCAACAGACACTTCAATTCTTTCTAATATTACCACAGTAAAAATTAAGAAGTCAATAGCTGCAACTTTAAATACAACAAAGAAATATGAGTTTGATTTTGCAAATGCACTTTACAATCCACATGATGGTCATAATTCGGCAATGGGTGGTATTGTAGTTTCGACTGGATTTAAAATAGTTGGTAATGACAATGAATTATTTCTTGATGATGATGGTAATGGTAATGTTAGAGTTTATTATCTAGTTGCAGGTTCAACAAGAACATATGTTGATTCAGCCGCAGGTACTATTAATTATGCAACAGGTGTTGTAAGTGCAGATTCTTTAAATGTTACTGAAACAACTAATACAGATGGAACAATAAGTGTTACAGTTATACCTAGTTCAAATGATATTGTTTCTGTTAGAAATCAATTATTAGAAATTGATTTTGATAATATATCAATAACTGGTGGAGTAGATACAATAGAATCTGGTGGTTCTTCAGCAGGAACATCATATACAACAAATACATCATACTAGTATGGCATATAATCCAACATTAAAAAATAGAGTATCATCTCATATACAAACTCAATTACCAGAGTATGTAAAAGCTGACCATCCTTTATTTTCTTCGTTCTTAAAACATTACTATCAATTTCTAGAATCTGGTGAATTAACTTTAACTGGTACAAATGATTACATCATAGAAGAAACAGTTACAAAGAATTATATTTTAGATCAACAAGAAGAAAAGATAGTTCTAGAAGAATCAGTTGGAAAGTTTACTGCTGGTGAAACAATTACTGGTTCAACATCAAAAGCTACTGCAACAATTTTAGTTGATGATTTTGATGATAACAATAGATTATTCATTACTGCACAACAACAATTTATTACTGGTGAAACAATTACTGGTAATACTTCAGGTGCAACTTCAACAGTATCTTCATATCGTGCAAACCCAGTTCAGAACATTCAACAATTATTAGACTATGCAGATGTAGACGGAACAGTATATGATTTTCTTGACAAGTTCAAATCATCATTTATGGAATCTTTGCCAAACACATTGGCATCAGACATATCAAAAAGAAAACTTTTAAAAAACATCAAAGAGATGTATGCGGCCAAAGGTACAAGAGATGGTCACAAATTATTCTTTAGAATTTTATTTGATGAAGATGCAACAATAGTTTATCCAAAAGATAATCTATTAAGACCATCAGATGGTATTTGGTTAGTTAACAAAGTTATTCGTATTCTACAAACTGGTTTATCTGATTTTACTAAATCAATTGGACAAAATGTTACTGGTGTTACATCAGGTGCAAGTGCAAAAATAGAAACAGTTATTAATTTTAGAGAAGGTGCAGAAACAGTAACAGAGATTACTTTAGATGAAGATTCTATTATTGGTACTTTTATAATAGGTGAAACTGTAGAAACAATTGATTCAAGTTTAGATGTTGAAATTTCAGGTGTTGTAAAAGGTGTAGTAACAAATACATCAATAAGTGATGGTGGTGCCTACTATAATGCACTAGATACTCTTTCTTTTGGTACTGGTGGTAATAATGAAGCTACTGCAATTGTTGATAGTATTGGGCCTGGTACTGTTGATGAGATTCTCATTGATGGTGGTGGTTCAGGTTATTCAGTTGGAGAAAGTATAGTATTTAATAATACATCAACTGATGGTGTTGGTGCAATTGCAAAAATTGCTGTTGTTGGTGGTGGATTTTTATTAGAGAATTTAACATCACCAAATCATATGTTATTACAGACAAATGATTTTATTCGTTACGAAGATAATGAATTTATGCAACACGAACAAACTGTTGGTGATTCTGATTATTTAACTTTAGAAGATGGTGGTCAAATAATTATTGAAGAAGAAACTTTCAATGATTTAGGTGTTGCAAGTGAGATAGGTGAAATTACAAAAGTTAATATCATTGATAGTGGTCAAGGTTATAAAAAGACACCTACTCTTACAGTAACATCTTCAGGTACTGGTGCAAACCTTCATGCACTATCAACACAAGCTCCAAGAATTGGTCATGCAAAAACTATAGCAATTACAAACTTTGGTTTTAACTATACAACTCCACCAGATTTATTTTTTAATAGAAATATTATTGTTAAAGGTGTTACTGGTACATTTAGTGCAGGTGATACATTAACAAGTCATACTGCAACTGTTGTTGATTATGATGCAGGAAGAAAAGTATTAGAATTAGATACTCAAGTAAATTTTGTTAAAGGTGATACAATAACATCTATAACAGGTGCAACTGCAACTGTTCATCAATCAGATATTGGTTTAGTAACAACATCAGTTGGAGTAGTAGGTACTGCATTAGGTTCATTTAGTGGTGATAGAGGTAAAGTTTCTACTGCAACAATGAGAATACAAGATAGTAGATACTATCAAGATTATTCTTATGTAGTTCGTATTGGTGAATCAATTAATCTTTGGCGTGAAAGTATTCGACAAACAGTTCATCCTGCTGGTTGGAATGTTTTTGGTGAAGTATCATTCTCAACATTAATTAGTGCAACAATACAAACACCTGCCGCTGGTGATGTGGTAGATTATACTGGTGATGAAACATTCACTCCAGAATTAGCAACAACATTTAAGAATATCTTCCAGACTGTATTCAGAAGAAGATTAGGAACATTAACAGATGGTACAAGTGTTAATACTGTTAATCCTATGTCTGGTGAAGATTCACATACTGGTTTTGCAGACAATACTAGAGAAGCAACATTTAGAACAAGTATGACATTCTCTATTGGTCAGACTGATAAAGGTTTAGTTCTTGGCCCAACTTTAGATTTGTTACCAAGATATGCGTTTACTATGCCACCTCAAACAGTAGATGCAGTTGAAGGTGTTATACCAAACTACCCAGGCATATACAGAACAATACGAAGTGAAGCTAGTAATTCAACTTATTTCACAATAGAACAATTTGGTCATTTTAGAATTAATCAAGTAAGTGCATCTGATGGTAGTATACCTGCTAATGCAATTAAGACAAAGATAAATGTTCCACCTGCATCTGAAATTATAATAACATCTACAAGTGGTACATTTACTTTTGATGCAACTACAGAAGGATACGATTCTACAATAGAAACTTTTGATGAAGTTTAAAAACTATTATAAATAATATTAAGTTAAAAAGGATATCAAATAATGGCAAAACAAGATATTGATGTAGGAACAACAGCAAATGATGGTACTGGTGATAATTTAAGAGCTGGTGCTCAAAAAGTCAATGCTAACTTTTCAGAGGTCTATACATTACTTGGTGATGGTACAACATTATCATCTGATACAGTAACATTAAATACTGCAACACAAACACTTACAAATAAAACTTTAACATCACCTACAATAACATCTGGAGTTGCAGCCACTTCATTTGATATGAATGGTGGAGAATTACTTTTAGATACAGATGGTAATACAAGTATAACTGCCGATACAGATAACCAGATTGATATTAAATTTGGTGGTTTTGATAGAATAACTTTATCATCTGGTATTATAGATTTAAAAAATGATGGTACTCAATCACAATTAAGATTATACTGTGAAAGTTCAAACGCACACTATGTAGGACTACAAGCACCTGCACATTCAGTTTTTAGTGGTAATATAACAGTAACATTACCAAATGTATCTTCAACATTACAAGGTGCTTCATCAGAAACTATTACATCTGCTGGTGCAGTAGATGTTGATACAGAAGTTACTCTTTTAGATTCAACTTCTGGTGCAATGACAATAACAATGGGTACTGGTAGATTTGTTGGCCAAAGAAAAATTATTATCATGACTGTTGATGGTGGTAATGTAACAATGACACAATCAGGTGGTAATTTAAATTCTGCCAATGTTCCAATTTCACTTATTTGGGAAAATGTTGGTGATAATGCAATGTTAATTTATAACGGTTCTAATTGGAATGTAATTTCAGTTGATATGCCTAATCAAGGTGCATAACATAATATAGGATAAAGAAAAATGCCAAGTAATTCAAAATTAATCGCAGAATTAATGAACAATAGTTCAACAATTAGTACGAGTGCAATACCTAACGGTTCTGGTGTATCTATTGGTACTATTGTACCATTTGGTGGAACAGCCGCACCAACAGGTTTTCTTGCTTGTGATGGTGCCGAAATAGATAGAACAACCTATGCAGATTTGTTTAGTGCAATCAGCACCACTTGGGGAGCAGGTAATGGTTCTAGTACATTTAATATACCAGATTTAAGAGATAGATTTATTAGAGGTTCTGGAACTTCAAGAGCTGTTGCAACTGCTGAAAATCATGCAATGCCATCAGCTGATGTTGTAGGAAAACAAACTTACGGTAGTTATGGTGAAGAGGGTGATACAATACATTTTAGAGTGCCTGGTGCATCTGTTTGGAATCCTGGCGGTGGTGGTGAATACACTCTTGGTGTTACTGGTAAATTATCTGGTGGCCCTAATAGTTCAGGTGCAAATTGGATAAACAGAATGAAAACCGTGCAGTTGACTGCAAATGAAGTAAGACCTTCAAATAAAGCAACATTATATTGTATTAAATATTAAAAAGGGAAATATAAATTATGCCACAATACACTTATGATAAAACAACTGGAGTTAGAGTTGAAAATCAAGAATCTCCATTAGAGCCTGGAACATATTTACAAGCTGCAAATTCTGTAGAAACTGCACCACCTTCATTTGATGCGTCAACACATGAAGCTGTTTGGAGTGATGAAAATAATTCTTGGACTGTTCAAGAAAAATATACTGGGTCGTATGCTTCTAGAGAAGAAGAAGAGGCAAATAAACCTCCGTTGTTAACAGATGCAGATTTATCAAGTATGAGTGCAATGGATCATTTGAGAAATACAAGAGATGCATTATTAGAAGAAACAGATATTTTTGCAACAATATCAGTAGATGGCCCTACAATACCTGCATCAGTTAGAACATATCGACAGGCGTTAAGAGATTTACCTTCAAATGTTTCAAACCCACAACTGGTATTGACATCAGATAGAACAAATGTAGAATTAACTAATGTTACATGGCCTAATGTGCCACAAGAAGTTTTAGATAGGAGATAATTTGTTATGAGTGATAATTTTATAGTATGCTATGATAAAGTAACAGGAGAACAATTGAAAGCGTTTGAATCACCTTTAGAGCCTGGTGTGTATTTACACCCAGCAGATTCAACAACATTACCACCACCATCTTATGATGCAGATACACAAACAAGAGAATTTACAGATGGTGCATGGGTTGTTACAGATAAACCTGCTGAAACTCATAATAGAAATGGTTTACCTTTAAATTTTCGTAGTTTAACTGGTGAACAAAAAGTTGCACAATTCTATAAAATTGATGAAGATGATACTGATGCTATAACTGCAAAGATATCAGAGATTGGTGGAACAGAGGGTGCTGCTTATGATAGTATTGTTAATCCACCAGATTGGATGATTGACGAAACACCAGAACCAATAACTTATGAAGATCAAAGAATGGGTGAATATGGTCAAGTTCACGAACAAATAGAATATATTACTGAAAATGGATTAGAAGCTTGGCAACAAGAAGTAGCAAGAATTAAAGCACTATATCCTAAACCTACTGAATAACGATATTGTTTCTTAATAAATAAGTTGAAACAATTTAAATTAAATGGAAAATAAAAATGGCAGCTATTATAACTGAAAATTTTAGACAACATAATGCAGAACAGTTTCATGAATCGTTCTCTGAAGCATCACCTTCAAAGTATTATTTGTTTATAGGTAAAGCAACACCTTTCACTTCTGGTACTTCAGGTGGTTCAGATACTTCACCTCCAACACCAGCAGATAAAGTGACAAATGATTACTACTATTGGGATGCAATGACTGGTGCAAATGCAATTGCATCTTCAGATGTTTCATTTACAATCACTAGAAGAAATTGGGCAAATGCAACTACTTTTGATATGTACGAACATGATATTAGTGCATCAAATACTGCAACATCAGGTGCAACTAATCTTTATGATTCTACATTCTATTTTGTAACTTCAGAATATAGAATTTACAAAGTTTTAGATAACAATGGTGGTACTGCATATTCAGGTGTAGAACCAACTTCTACTTCTGCAACACCTTTCTTTCTTGGTGGTTACTACTTACAATATATGTACAGTTTAACTGCATCAGAGATTGACAAGTTTTTAACAACAGACTTTCTTCATGTATCAACAGATTCTACTGTTTCAGCAGCTGCCGTAGATGGTTCAGTAGATGTCGTACGAGTAACAGGTGGTTCTGGTTATACAGACGGAACATACTATTCACCAATTGATGGTGATGGTTCAAGTGGTATTGTTAAAATAGTTGTAACTGGTGGTTCAATCGCATCTTTTGGTACTGGTGGTACTGCAACAGAAGTTTTTGCAGCTGGTTCAGGTTATACATTTGGTACAGTAGATTTAACTGATGTTTATAGTGATAGTGGATTATCAAGTTCAGCAAATATTGGTTCTGGAACAAGTGGTGTAGTTGATCCTGTCATCTCACCCCCAGGCGGTCATGGTAAAGATGCTGTTAGAGAATTAGGTGGTCACTATGTTATGATGAATGTTAAATTAGAACAAGCAGAAGGTGATGACATTACCACAGAAAATGAATTTAGACATCTTGGTATTGTTAAAGACCCATACAATTTTGGAACAACAACAGTTGCATCAGGAACTACTGCAAGACAAACTTATGCAGTAAAACTTGCATCAGCACCTAGTGCAGCTTATGATGCAGATGAAAAGATAACACAAACAACAACTGGTGCAGTTGGTAGAGTTGTTGAATTTGATGCAACAAATAATATCATTTACTATACACAAGAAAGATATGCAAACTATGGTATTGATAGTGATGGTAATCAAACTGCATTTAGTGGTGCAAATGTAATTACAGGTGCAGATTCTGGTGGAACAGGAACACCATCTGCAACTGCATCTGAATCAGTAACACTTGCAGGTGGTTCATCAATAACTTTTAGTTCTGGATATGCTAATCCAGAATTAGAACCTGATAGTGGTAAGATTTTATATGTTGAAAATCGTAGACCAATATCAAGAGCTTCTGACCAAACCGAAGATATTAAAGTAATAGTGGAATTTTAAAAAATGCAAAAGACAAACTTAAATGTATCCCCATACTATGATGACTTTACAGAAAGTAAAGACTTTCATAGAGTTTTATTCAGACCAGGCTTTTCTGTTCAAGCAAGAGAGTTAACACAACTTCAAAGCATATTACAGAATCAAATTGAAAGACATGGTCGTCATGTTTTCAAAGAAGGCACATTAGTAATACCTGGCGCTATTGGTTTTACAGATGATTATTATGCTGTAAAATTACAATCACAATATCAATCAAATGATATATCAGGATACATTAGTCAGTATGTCGGTAAAATTATTACTGGTACTTCATCTGGTGTAAAGGCAGAAGTTATTCAAGCAGTTGCTGCTACAACAGA